ATCATCAGTAACACGAGCAGGCGGTGGCGGAGGCGGCGGAGATAACACTGCTGGAGCTGGAGGTGCTGGAGGCGGTGGTGCTGGAGCCGTTGGAACTGGAACTGCTGGAGATCCTAACACTGGCGGCGGTGGAGGCGGTGGAAAATATCCACAGACTTCAGGTGCTGGTGGATCAGGTGTAGTAATTTTAAGAGTAGCCACAGGACTATATACAGGAACAACAACAGGCTCTCCAACAGTAACAACAGATGGCACGTCGACTATTATGACATTCACTGGATCGGGAACTTATACAGCATAATTATGGCACACTTTGCAGAATTAGATTCAGAAAATATAGTAAAAAGAGTTTTAGTGATTCATAACAATGAAGCTCCAACAGAAGAAGCTGGTATTAATTTTTTAAAAAATCTCTATGGATCAAGCAAAATTTGGAAACAAACTTCTTACAATACTTTCGGTGGGGTCCACTATACAGACGGTAGTTACACTGTACCTAGTGAAGATCAAAGTAAGGCTTTTAGAATGAATTATGCAGGAGTTAATTTTACTTATGATGAAGAAAAGGATGCTTTTATTTTACCTCAACCTTTTCCATCTTGGACTTTAAACGAATCAACATGTCAATGGGAAGCCCCTATAGCTTATCCAGGTGTTTGGGGTTCTGATGTAGAAGGTAAATACATCTGGAATGAAGAAACCCAAAGCTGGGATGATTACCCTCAAGAGTAATTGTGGAATCTTCACAAATAACAAAAAAATTTTCTAAATATCTAACTTGTATTGAATACCCAGAAAAAAATTGTTCTTGGAACATTGCTGGAATTTTAAGAAAGTCTAATAGTTATTACAAATTTGATGTAAGAAATATGCGTAAATTACCAAATGGTCAAATAGGTAAAGAGGGGTCTTTAAAAACTAAGGCTGATAAAATGATTTTTGAAACTGATAATTATTGGGCTGTGTTTGATATTGAAGAATTACATAAATACTTAAAGGTAAAAAAATTAAAAACACTGTATTTTGATGATTTAATGGATGATTTAGATTGGAATATAATAATACCTAAGTAATATTGACATAAATATTAGATAGTATATTAGAATTAATTATGGCTATTGAAGTTTTTGATGATCTTATATCTATGAACATAAGAAACTTTATTTATTCTTTTGCAGTAAATTCAAAGTATAAAATTGTTGGTTGGAATGATAGAAACGACTTAGAGTTAGTCAACAAACACGACCTCCATTCTTCTTGGAGCTATGAAGATTTAGAAAATAGTAAAATTGTTCCCTACATAAAAGAAGCTTTAAAAAAATCTAAAAATTTTAATACATATACAATGAGTGACTTCTTTTCTTGCAACATTAATGCTGTAAAACCTAACGATCATTATTATACACATTCACATTTAAAAGGCACAATATCTGTTTTATATTATATAAATATGGAGTGGCAACACAATTGGGCCGGTGAAACTATTTTTTACAAAGAAAACATGAGAGATATAAATTTTACTTCTTCTTTTGTTCCAGGTAGATTAATCTTATTTGAAGATGAGCCACATACTATAAGACCACAATCTTTTATAGGCCCAGCTTATAGATTTACTATGGCACTATTTTTAAAAAAGAAAGATAGAAAAAATGACAAACGAAAACTATTAGGTATTCCCAAATGAAATTATCAGCAAATTTTACTCTTACTGTATTTTGATGATTTAATGGATGATTTAGATTGGAATATAATAATACCTAAGTAATATTGACATAAATATTAGATAGTATATGTTGAGTGAATAGAAAGATGAAACTAGATTTACCACCACCTGATCATGAAATTAAGATAATAGAAAATTTTTTAGATAAAAATTTTTTTAACGATCTACAAACATTAATTGTTAAATCTGAATTTGCATGGTTTAAAAGAGATCATATGACCTCTCCTAAAGACTTAGGATTTTTTACTCATTCCTTCTATAACGACCACAGAATAAACACAGACTATTATTTTAAATATATAATACCTATTTTAAAAATTTTAAATTCAAGTGCTGTAGTTGACGTAAAAGCTAATATGCTTGTTAGCCCTTTTTATCAACATAGTTCTGATGATAAATGGAGCTCTGATGGGTTTCATACTGACTATCCTTTTAATTGTAAAACAGCCATATTGTATTTAAACGATTTTGATGGTGGCACAGAATTTAAAATGGGAGAAGAAATTAAATTTGTTGAGGCTAAAGCTAATAAAATAGTGGTGTTTGATACCCGTATTCCACACAGAGGAAAGCCATCTAAAATAGATACTTTTAAATATTTGATTAATTTCAATTATTTTGACTTCATTAAAAAGAGTTGATATATCAGTAATTCTATTATATTTTGGAATTTATGTTACAAAAGATAGGATTTTTACCCGGATTCAATAAACAAGTTACCCCAACAGGAGGAGAATTCCAATGGCAAGGTGGAGCTAATGTTCGCTTTCGTTATGGGACTCCAGAAAAAATAGGAGGTTGGGAACAACTAGGGGACGATACTATTATTGGAGCGGCTCGAGCTCAACACCATTTAATCAATAATAGTGGAACTAAATATTCTATTATTGGTACTAACAGAATTTTATATGCATATAGTGGAGGGGTGTTTTATGATATTCATCCGATTAAATCCACAACAACTGAAACCAATGCTTTCAGTACAACTAATGGATCTCCTACAGTCACCATTACCACTTCAACAAATTTAGCATTAACTCAAGGAGATATTGTTCTCTTCAGCGACTTTTCAACTATTACAGATTCAAATTATGATGCGGACGATTTCAATGATAAAAAATTTATGGTGGCTTCCGTGCCAACCCCAACGACATTTACGATTACTATGGATGCTAACGAAGGAGGATCCGGTGCATCTACTTCAGGAGGAATTAAAATTAAAGTTTATTATCCAGTGGGCCCAGTGCAACAAGCAGCGGGTCATGGATGGGGGACGGGAAACTGGGCTGGAACAGCCACGCCCGCAGTAACTTCAACTTTAGATGGAGCCATCAATGATGCTGTTACAAGTATTACCTTAGATGATTCTTCTCAATTTCCAACTGATGTTAGTGGAGGAAGTCCGGGTTATATTTTAATCGGAACAGAAGAAATTAGTTACACCGATAATAATACAACCACAAATGTTTTAAGTGGAGGAGCGAGAGAACAGCGAGGAACTACAGCAGCTTCTCATTCCGATGGAGCAACCGTGACGAATACCACAAGTTATTTTGGATGGGGTAAAGCCTCAGGAGCTGACTTTACTATTGATCCAGGCTTATGGGTTATTGATAGTTTTGGTCAAACGGTTCTAGCTATGATTTATAATGGAAAATGTTTTGAATGGGATGCTTCTTCTAGCGCAGCTTCTACAACAAGAGCGACCGCTATTACAGGAACACAAGTTCCAACTGCCTCACGACACATGATTGTCTCTACACCGGATCGTCACGTTGTCTTTCTGGGTACAGAAACCACGCTACAAGATGCAACAACCCAGGATAATATGTTTATCAGATGGTCAACTCAAGAATCGCTAACCGAATATACACCGAGTGCAATTAATACTGCGGGCACACAGAGATTGACTGACGGATCACGGATCATGGGATCGTTAAGAGGTCGGGATGCTTTATATGTATGGACCGATACAGCGCTTTATTTAATGCGTTATGTGGGAAGACCTTTTACCTTTGCTTTTGAACAAGTCGGAACGAACTGCGGATTGATTGGTAAGAATGCAGCTATCGAAGTTGATGGTGCGGCTTATTGGATGTCTGAAAATGGTTTCTTTAGATACACCGGTAAATTAGAATCAATGCAATGTTTAGTTGAAGACTATGTTTATGATGATTTAAATACACGACCTAGAGATTTAATTTTCTGTGGTCTTAATAATTTATTTGGAGAACTTATGTGGTTTTATCCAACTTCTTCATCCGAAGAAGTGAATAGAATGGTCTCTTATAATTATTTAGATTCCACTTTACAAAGACCAATATGGGTTAGTAATGCAAATACAGCTTTTGCTCGAACGACTTGGGCCGATTCTTCTGTTTTTGGAAATCCTCATGGAACCGCTTATGCTCCGGATACAGATGTGGCTTCCACTATGGATACCTATGTGGTTGGTAATAATGAAGGTTCAACCACTTATTATCAACATGAAAAAGGAACCGATCAAGTTTTAGCGACGGGTGCCACAACAAACATATTAGCCAGCATTGAATCAGGGGATTTTGATATTACTCAAGACAAACAGAGAGGAATTACTTTTAAAGGAGATGGGGAGTATATGATGTCTATTAGACGTTTTATTCCTGATTTTTTAGCCCAAACCGGCAATGCTCAAGTGACTTTAAATTTAAAGAATTACCCCACGGATAGCTATGTAAGCTCTTCTTTAGGACCCTTTACCATTACAACATCTACAACAAAACAAGATTGCAGAGCACGAGCTCGTGGTGTACAATTAAAAATAGAAAATACCGGACAATCTCAAAGTTGGAAACTCGGTACATTTAGAATAGATACCCAAGTGGATGGGAGAAGATAATGGGAATAGAAAATTGGCTATATCACGGAGCACCTGCTGGAACACAACAAGCAGTGCAAAACCAAGCTCGGAATATGGGCTGGGGACAAATAGGAAAAAATATTTGGAATGAAGGTGGTTATGGTTTTGGTAAAAATAATGTGGGGTTTGATCCAAATTATAAAGGTCTTGGTGCAACTAAAAACCCTCTTACATATACTTACGAAGCATTAAAAGGTAATAAAGCACGAGGAAATATAGGTGGTGGAACAATGGCAAGTAGACAAGCATGGGAAAAATTGATGTCTAGTCCTCTTACAAAAGTAGGAGGCGTAATGGGAAGGTCTTTAATGTCTTCTCCTATGATGGCTACGACGCTAGGACCTACTTTAATGGCACAACACCTTTATGGGCCATTAGCATCTGAAGCAGACACCGTTTTGGGTCTAGCTGGTGAAACAGCAGACGAAGAATTATTAGATGAAGCATTTCAATATTTAGGAAAAAACCCATTTACACCGGGAGCTTCTTTTAGAAGTATGAATGACCCTAGTGTTTACGGAACAAGAGAAGACGATCTTATGAATCAACCTAACTTCATGGGAGAAAATTATTCTATGTCAGAACCAGTAAAAGAACAATCTAAAGGAATAGAAT